GTTCTATTACATCTGGTTTTGGCAGCATTGACAACGGATCATCTGCAATTACAACAACTGGTGTTATTACTGGTGGAACTGTTGAAGCTACTGCTGATACATCTGCTGGAGACAATGCAGCTATTGGTTATACTGCTGCTGAAGGTTTGATCCTAACTGGTCAAGGTTCTACATCAGATATAACTTTGAAGAATGATGCTGATGCTGTTGTCTTTACAGTACCAACTGGCACAGATGATATTTTATTTCCTGACAATGCAAAAGCAATATTTGGAACTGGTAATGATTTACAGATTTATCATGATGGTTCTAATTCTTATGTAGATGATGCTGGGACTGGTAGACTTTTTTTAAGAGGTAACGACAGAGTACAAATACAAAAATATACTGGTGAAGATATGATTAGTTGCCTAGCTGATGGTGCTGTTAATCTTTATCACGACAACGCAAAGAAATTTGAAACTACAAGTAGTGGTATTGATGTAACAGGAAACATAGTTGTTTCTGGAACAGTAGATGGCGTTGATGTTGCTGCGTGTAATACTACTGCAAATGCTGCACTACCTAAAGCTGGTGGTACAATGACGGGTACTTTAAAACTTAATGACAATGTTGTTATTTATTTGGGTACAGGTGATGATTTACAATTAAAACATGACGGATCTAATTCTTATCTTCGTGATGTTGGACAAGGTGATTTAATTATTGAAGGTGAAAATCGTATTGTTCTTCGTAGTGTCACAGGATCAGAAAAATATATTGAGTGTACTAAAGACAACTCGGTAGAGTTATTTCATAATAACGTAAAAAAAGCTGAAACAGTTAGTGGCGGATTGACAGTAAGTGGAACGCTAACAGCAACAACTCTTACTGGAAACATACAAGGTAACTCTTTAAGTTCTTCTCAAGTAACAAATGCTTTAGGCTTTACACCACCAAGTTCTGACACCAACACAACTTATAGTGCAGGTACAGGAATGTCTTTATCTGGCACAACTTTTAACTGTAATATAGATTCGCCAAGTGAAGTTGGACTAGGACAATTATCTAATGGTGGTAGAAATCTAAGTGGTGATTTTACTGCTACTGGAAACGTAACTGCTTATTCAGATGAAAGATTAAAAAATAATATTGAAACAATAGACAATGCTTTAGAGAAAGTATCTCAAATGCGAGGTGTTACATTTACTAAAGATGATGCCAAAGGTTCTGGTGTTATAGCCCAAGAGATAGAAAAAATTGCACCAGAGTTAGTTTTAGATGGTGAATATAAATCTGTTGCTTATGGCAATACTGTTGGTTATCTTATTGAAGCAATCAAAGAGTTAAAAGCAGAAATTGAAATATTAAAAAAGGATAAATAAATATGGCTTTACCTTCATCTGGTAGCATTTCTCTTAACCAAATGCATGTTGAAGTAGGTGGATCCTCTGGATCTCAAGTTTCTATAAACGATAGTGATATTAGAGGATTAATTAGTAAAGGGTCTGGTTCTCAAATGTCATTTAATGAATGGTATGGTGCAAGTGCTTTTACTGTTGATACACAAGTTACTATTGCTCCTGCAAGTACAGGAATTAAAAATGACCAGCCTAGATTTCAAACTTGGAATTTTATTATAGCTCCAAGTGGATCTTTTACTGATAATCAAATAACTCTTACACAAGGAAATACTTATTACATACATGGCATACAAGGCAATGCTTTAAATAGTAATGGTTTATTTTACTTTAGCACTAGCTCAAGTGCCACAGGTGGTGGAGGAACCGCTTCAGTTTTTGATAACTTATATTGGAGAAATGCAAACGGTAATTATCAAATTACTAATGGTACAGCTTATACAGAAGCTGATGGTGGAGGTAACAATATATTTACTGGTTTTAGAGCTACTGTAAATGGAACTAATAATCCAGGGGTAAGTACTACAAGCCAGAATTACAATATTTATTAATATGAAACTAAAAAGAATAGTTATTAAAAGTATTATAAATTACTTTTTTATTATTTACGCAATTTACGATTTTTCATTTTTAAAAATTGAAATGTGGAAAGTAGGATTAATGTTTTTACTTTTATTTTTAACTTTAACACAATTAGGGGCTTAAATTGACACACGATAAAAAATTAAAAACAGCTAATGATGGATCTGTAATCATTCCTTTTGGTTTTGATGAAGATAAAGAACAAAAAAAAGTTGTTAAAAATATTTACAAGTTTGATCCAGATTTACAAAAACAACAGAAAGTATCTAAAAAAATATGAAGGTTACATTTAAAACTATACACGCTGACAACATAGATAACAAAATTCAACTTACTGTGTTGCAAGGTGATGTTGGTGATATTCTTCAAAGACACAATGTTAGTGAACAATTACATTTTGATACTATTAAATATCACCCAGACAACAATAAAATTCAAGAAGAAACTTCTTATTACTTTTTTGTTCAAGGCAAAATAGAAACATACTATGAATGGGAAGATGGAGAAATTGAATCTAGTGATGTAGATTTTCTTTTAGATTTAGTTTCAGATTATGAAGGATTACCTGAAGCTGCGGTTGTTGAAAAAAGTTCTAACAAATTAACAATACAAATAGAGTATAAAAAAAGTGTTACAAAATGGACTAATCGAGCTTTTCCTTATTCTTTATCAACAAACATTGCTGGTTTTAAATCTTTAGAAAAAGACTCAGTTATGATTTGTATGATAACAGAAGATGATGATTGGACTTATAAAAACGTAGATATTGATCCAGAACAAAGTATTGTTACAAACAAACTAGGAGAAGATTGTTATATTATTGTTTCTGATAGTGCTGCAATAACAGTAGAAGAAAATATAATTCATTTAGGTAAATATGAAACTGTAAAACTTGAATCAGATGTAGCAATAATTAAAAATAGTTCAGATAAGATTCAAAGAATATTAATGGTTCATAGATAAAGGATTAAATATGCCAATAAGTAATGATATATCTTTAGATAAAGGATCTAGAAAAATTGTTGTAAAAAAGACACAGGATACTACTCCTGTAATGGAACAAAATAAAATATTTAGAAACCACATACCTGAAGCTCAAAAAGGAGATTTTCAGCGAATAGCACAAATACCATTAATTGCTTTGCAAATACAAACTAAAGCAAAACATGGACATAGTAATTGGTACAAATTAAACAAAGAACAACAAATGGAAATTATTAAAGCTATGATAAGTAGCAATGAATTCCAAAATTTTAAAGTTGGAAGTAAAGGATTATAATGGCGTTAAATACTTACTCAGGATTACAAGCATCTATTGCTAACTTTTTAGCTAGATCAGATTTAGGTACAGAAATAATAGATTTTATAGCACTTGCAGAAGCAGAGTTTAATCGTGAGTTGCGTATTAGATCTATGGAAACAACTGTTAGTTTATCTATAGATGCAGAAACAGAAGCATTACCTACAGGGTTTTTAGGTTTGCGTAGTATATTTCTTACTACACCTACTAAAACTGCATTACAATTTATAACACCTTACCAACAACACATGACACAAGGTTCTAGTAGGACAGGTGTTCCAAAGGCTTATAGTATTGAAGGATCTAATTTTAGATTTAGTCCTATACCATCAGGAACATATACTGCTACTGTTACTTATTATAAAGCTTTTGATTCATTATCTAATACAAACACTAGTAATTATATTCTTTTAAATCACCCTAGTATTTATTTATATGGTGCTTTGTACCATGCTAGTAATTTTATTAGGAATATAGATCCACAAACTGTTGGACAATGGAAAGAGTTATTTATGTCTAGTATAGCTCAATTAAATGATTTAGATGAAAAAGAATCTTATAATGCTACTCCATTAGTACAAAGAACTGATATTAATCATAACAATTTAGATAACGTAAACTAATGCAAGTACCTTTTGGAGAATGGCTACCAGACTTGCCAGATCATTTAAACCAGGGAGCAACAATAGCTAAAAATATTTATCCTGCTGTAAATTCTTATAGACCATGGAAAGCTATTGCTAGAGACTCAGGTATATCTGCACTCGCTACAAGAGTACATGGAGCTGTTTCATTTAAAGATGATGGAGGTAACTCTTATATATTTACAGGTAAATTTGATAAGTTATATAGACTTACAGCTAATGCATTTAGTGATATAAGTGGTAGTCAAACATTTACTACTACAAACAATCACTATTGGGATTTTGTAAAATTTGGTGAAGATATTATTGCTTTTAATGGTAATGATGCACCACAAAAATATACTATGGGTACATCAAGTAACTTTGCAACTATCTCAGGCGCACCTTTATTTAGACATGCAGCTGTTGTAAACAATTTTGTTGTTACAGGTTGGTCAGGTACAAATCAAAATAGAGTACAATGGTCAGCAGTAAATGATGCTACATCCTGGACTGCTGGTATTAATTTAGCTGATACAGAAGATTTACCAGAAGGTGGTGTTATCACTGGTGTTGTCGGTGGACAATATGGTTTAATATTTCAAGAAAACAGAATTACTCGTATGGACTTTCGTGGAGGATCTATTGTATTTTCTTTTAGAAGAATAGAAGATAACATTGGAGCTGTACAAGGTAAGTCTGTTATTAAAGTAGGTAATTTAGTTTATTTTTATTCTGCTGATGGATTTAGAGTATCAGATGGTAATTCATCTAATCCTATTGGTAATGGTAAAGTTGATAGATTCTTTAATGAAGATCTTAAAAAAGATTTAAGAGAAAGAATAAGAGCTACACATGATCCAAATAATAAATTAATTATATGGTCATACCCATCTGTTAATGTACCAACAACTACTACATTTAATGATAAATTAATAATATTTCATTATGAAAGTAATAGATGGTCTTTAGTAGAAATTAATCATGAAGTTTTATTTAACTCACTTTCTACAGGACTTACATTAGAACAATTAGACTCAGTGGCTGGATCTCCACCTAGCATTGATAGTTTAACTACATCTTTAGATGATGCAGGTTATAGTGGAGGACTACCATCATTAAGTGTTTTTGATAATTCTCATTTTATAGGAACATTTAGTGGTTCAAATTTAGCAGCAACTTTACAAACAGGAGAATCAGAATTAGCTCCACAAAAAAGAGCTTTGATTACATCTTGTAGACCTATTGTAGATACTACAGCAGCTACAGGAACTTTATTACATAGAGAAAAAGTTTCAGCTACATCAGCTACTGATGGACCAAATTCTATGCATGCTACAGGAACAATACCGTTTCATAGATCTGCTAGATATTTTAAAATTCAACTTAACATACCAAGTGCAACAACATGGTCAGATGCACAAGGATTAGACATAGAAGCAATACAGGAAGGTTATAGATAATGTTATTACAACCAGGTCAAGGCATGGGGTTATTAAATGCATATGCACCACAACCACAAATGTACAACCCACAAATGAATCACTACAATTCTTTATTAGGCAGAATTGGTGGATTAACTTTTAGTCAAACTAATAAACCATTAGGAGATGTGGGTAATTATTGGATGGGTAATACATTAATGTCAGGATCTACAGGAGGTCCAGTATATAACTTACCAGCTGGAGCAGGACAACAATATGGTACTACTCAATCTTATATGGATGAATTAGGTAGAATGCCTACAAGCTCTAATGAAATAGTAAGTCCTTATATTTATTATAGACCACAAACAGATTTAGCTGCTCTACAAGAAGCTGTTGAAAAACAAAAAGAAAAAGAAAAAGCAGAAGAAATAGCTCAAGCAGTTGTAGGAAATACAGCTGGCGGAGGCGGAGGCGGTGGTGGTGGTGGTTATTCTCCATCCCCAGGCACAACTGGACCAGGTGGAACAGCAGGACCAATGGGAGGAACTGGTGGTCCAGGAGCTGGAACTACAGCAGGTCAAGGTGGATTAGGAGAAGGAGGAGCTGGAAGTGGAGTAGGCGGTCAATCACCAGGACCAGGAGGTCAATTTGGTGGAAAAGGAAGTGGATGGTCATAATGGCTGAACAAAAAAATATAGAATATGTATATCAAGATACTAACCAAGCTAATTTTCAATTAGTAGTAGAAGATATAGTTAACACTTTAGTCAATAATACTAATCAACAAAATGCAGAGGTAGCAAATTGGTTTCTTGCGTAAATTGTGAACATGAGTGTCATTGTAGTAATAATGGACAATGTTCTGTATGCAAATGTTCTAATTGCGAACATGCAAATGCACTTGATGAATTTTGGAAAAGAATAGGTAAAGACGATGGCACACTCATACAAGAATAAAAAAGTAGACTTTACAAGTACAAATCAAGTAGATTTACTAACCCCTGCTGAAAAAAAAACAATGATTATAAAATCAATGATTATTTCAGATGATGGTGGAGGAAGCGGATATGCTATTGTGATAACTAATGGTTCTGATACTTTTAACTTTATTCCAACTGGTACTGTAGGTGCTAACGGAGTAGCTGAATTACTAACAAATCCATTTGTATTAGAATATGGAGATACATTAAAAATGACTGCTAGTACAGCAGATAGATTACATATAGTAATTAGTTATTTAGAGGTATCATGATTGACGCAGTATTTATTCCTGCTGAAAATGTTAAAGATTGTTGGAATATAGTAGATCAACATATAGCAAATGCGTTAATGAGATCAGGCAATCATTATAATTCAAGTGATATAAAAGAATCTTGTATAGATGGTAGCATGCAATTATGGATTGGATGGGATCCGTCAAAACCAAAAGAAGATGCACATTATGCAACTTGTGTTACAGAAATTATTGTAAGACCAAATAGTAAAACATTTAGTATTTTTATCATGACTGGTAGAAATATGAAAGATTGGGTACATAACTTAGATAAACTAGCAGAATTTGCTAGAAATAAAGATTGTACTCATTTTGAAGCTGTTGCTCGACCTGGATGGGAACGAGTACTTAAACGATTTAATTTTAAAAAATCCCACATTTATTTAGAGAGGAAACTATAATATGTCTAGAGGTGGTGGAAACGATACCAAAGAAACAACAACTAAGACTGAACCATACGGTCCTGCCGAACCCTATTTACAGGATATAATGAATGAGGCTGCAAGCCTCTATGCTTCAGGAACAGGAATGCAGTATTACCCTGGTTCTACAGTTGTTCCTATGTCAGGACAAACAGATGCAGCTTTAACTGCACAAGAAAATATTGGTTATGGTATGATGGGGGGTTCTCCATTTTATAACATGGCAACTGATATTTACTCTGGATACGCAGGAGGCAATGCTCCTTCAACTTACGCTGGTGGACAATCATTAGACGCTTATTCTAATGTATTATCCAATCAAGCATTCGATCAAGTTCAAGATCAATTTGCAGGCATGGGCAGAACAGGTTCCTCTCCGTCAGCTCAAGCTGCTATGACTGAAGCTTATTCAAATGCTTTTGTACCAACTGCTTTACAATTCAGAGAAGCTGAACTTGGTAGACAACAACAAGCCAATGCTTTAGGTCAACAGCAACAATTAATGGCTGCTGGTCAACTACCTGGAATGCAAAACATGATAGATCAAAGAGCTATGATGGGAACTAATATGCTTGGTAGTGTAGGTCAACAAAGAGAAGGTTATGCTGGTCAGTATTTACAAGAAGATATGCAAAGATATCAATTTGAACAAATGGCTCCGTATCAAAGACTAGCACAATATGCTAATATGATTAATCCGATTGCAGGACAATTTCCTATGACAACTATGACTCAACCTATGCCACAATATAATGCAATGACAGGAGCATTAGGTGGAGCTATGTCTGGTATGCAAATGGCAGGAGGACTTGGTATAGGAACTGGATGGGGTGCCTTAGGTGGTGCAGCATTAGGATTCTTAAGTGATAGAAGATTAAAAGATAACTACAGAATAGTAGGTAAATCTAAATCAGGTATAAATATTTATCAGTTTACTTACAAAGGATCTGATTATGTTTATGAAGGTGTGATGGCAGATGAAGTTCCATATGCTACTCATGAAAACGAATATGGTTACAAATTAGTTGATTATGATAAAATTGACGTAGAATTTAGGAGGATAGCTTAATGCCACATACGCCAGGACACTTAAATTGGTTACAAAACTTATCTCAGAATGCATTTTCTTTTCCATCTGGAGATCAATTTAGAACTAATGTTGGTAATTTCTTTAATCAACCACAACAATTAAACAAACCAGAATTCTATCAACAGTGGTTTTCTAATGGTGGTTCTATTACTCCTGGTGGAACATTAGATGTAAATAGCTACATGAGTAATGACAAATTTGACATGAATAAAGTTTTAGAAGATTTGTATAGTGGGGATGATGCAAGAGAAAAAAATGCATTAAAGACAATGGCAATGGCTGACTCAGCATATGAATCTTCAACTGATGCAGAATCAGGATTACAAAAAGTAATGAACAATCCTACATTTGTTATGGGTCTTAATTTAATGAAAGCTGCTGGAGAAGGTAAAGGTATTACTGATGCATTAGCTCCTTCTATGGAAGCTACACAAGCTTTTATGACTAATCAAGAATTAAGAAAACAAAACAAAAAACTTTCAAGACAAAAAGATGGAAGTGTAATTGAAACATTTATGGATTACAGAGGTACTCAAGCTAACGTAAGCACAGCAGAATCTGGTGCAACTATAGCACAATTCCAAGCTGATACATTTATGGAAAATTTCGAAGCTAGAATGAGAAGTTTAAATTTAACAAATGATAAAGGTGAAGTAGAACTTAGAATATTTAAAGCTACTGAAGATAATCAAATTCAAATTGTTGAAGCCCAACTTAACAACGCACTAAACATGGTGGAAAAAGGCGATTTAGATATTGAGGTTATAACTAATGAATTGCAATATTTAGATAAAACAAATAAAGCTAAATTAGAAAGATTGTTAATAGGAAATGATATTTTATCAGAAGATAAAAAACAATCAGTTGTTGCATCTAAAATTGCAGATATTAATTTATTGAACACACAAGATCAAAGAACATTAGATGAAGATTGGTTTGCACAAGTAGATGCAATGAATCTTTCTGATGAAAAAGCAAATCAGATGAAACAAAACGGACCTGATGGTTGGTTTAAAATGGTAGACGAACAAGAACTAATAAAAATTAATTCTGATTATGAAAAAAATCATAAATCTTCAATTGGTAAATCTAAAGCTTTTAAATTCTTTACTAATATAGAAGATGAAGCAAATATAGAAGAAATGTTACATGAACAAATTAAATCTCAAGCAATAAAAATAGCAGGTCTTGAAAATAGAAAAATGCCTAATAGACAAGATTATCTAAAAGCTGAAGAATTAATTTATAACAGTCATAATATTAAAGAAAACAGTTCTATGTGGCAATGGCTTGGTGGTGACAAATATACTATTGGTGTAGGTAATACAGTAGGTAGACAATATGGTGGATCTGTTAACAAAGGTCAAACTTATACAGTTGGAGAAGATGGACCAGAAACATTTGTACCTAATCAAGATGGTAAAATTATTTCTAATCCTGGCACACCTGGTGGTTATACATGGGAAGATGCTATTATAGATAATAGTGAAATGCTTTCTAAAATTAAACAAGGTAGTGGTAAAGCTGCTGCAATAAAGGCATTAAAGAAATTTAGACCAGATCTATATGTCTAATGAGTATGTTGGTGGTTTAGATGTTAATCTCGATATACCAGACATTGCTAATCCTGATGTAGGTTTTAATATAAGAAACCCTTTTGAACTATGGTTTGAAGAATCTTTACCAGCATCATTATATCAATACATATCAGGTAACACTAAACAGAAACAAGCTATAGAAGCTCGTAAAAAGATTAAGGAACTTGATCCAAAATCTAAAGAATGGGCAGAACAATTTCGTATATACAATAAATACTCTTACACTATACCAGAATCAGAAGGTGGTGATGGAGGAAACTTTGACGTTAAAGAACTTGCTAAGTTTATGGCAAGCCATCCAGAAGTATTAGCGTCAGAATTTTTAAATGCTGCTCTTGCAGATCCTTATTTATTTTTAATACCTTTTGCAGGTTGGGGTAAATTAGGAGCTAATGTTACACAAGCTACAAGAAAAGCAGTATCTATATCAGATAAAACTGCTGGTAGAATAGGCAGATTTAATGTAGGTGCTGTTACATCAGGTGTATATGGAGGAGCTTATCAATTAAGTGAAGATGAAGAATTAGGATTAAAAAGAAGTATTGCTGAAGTTGCTATTGGTGGTACAGCCAATATGGTAATTGGTGGAATGTTAGTAGGACTTACATCTAAAATAACAAAAGCATCTAATATTGATGGTGAAACAGCTACTAAAATAATTAAAGAAGCTGTTGAAGCTAGTCCTGATGATCCTATTCCTGAAATAGCAAAAAGATTTGAAAGAGTTCTTAAAGAACAAGATGCTCCAGATATTGAAGTACAAGAAATTAGTAAGATGATTAACACACGATTGCGTGATGAAATGAATCAAGCAAAAGATGGTGCGTTAGGTGCTGGGTATAATTGGAAAACAGCAGGCTCTGTAGGTGGTATTGCTGCCTTTGCAGGATTTTTAACAGCAGATGATGAAAAAGTAGAAACAGCAGCTACTGCTGGTTTAATAGGTGTTTCTATACCAGTAGGTTTTAGAGCCATTAGAAACATGATGTTTAAAAAGCCTGGCAAAATGACTACAGAAGAAATGCGTGTTCGTCAGTCTGAGTTTTTATTTGATGAATTAACACAAGGTGCAGATGGAGCTATAGAATCACTGAGTGATAAAGCTGTTAGTTTAAATGTTAAAATTAAAGAAACATTTGATCCTTTAAAAAGAGAAGCGTTTGTATTCGCAAGACAATCACCAGATAATGTACAAGTATACAACGATACCAGTCCGAAAATAAAAAAGTTTAAATGGGATGGCGATAAGAATAAAGGTGGATGGGCAAGGTATAATAAGAAAAGTAATACTATTTTTATTGACGAAGATGTACTTATACAAAGATTTAATGATCAGGCATGGAATAAGCCAAAGGTAGAAGGTGTAATACCTTTACCTAAAAATCAGTTTAAGACACTTGAAGAATGGAGAACATTTGTTATTGGACATGAAAAAGCACATACTGCTTTTAGAATTAAAGATGGTGAGAGTAGAGGTGCATACGAAAATAGAATAAATCAAATTGCATTAGGTACTCCTAAGAATGGTGATTTTGTATTTACCTGGAATAAATTTAATAGAAACACATTAATGGAAGCTTTAGCTGCTAGAGATGCAGGTAAAAACTACAGAGTAATATTAGATAAGTTAGAACCACAAACAGTTGTATTTAAAGAAACAGATATGCAGTTTCTAAATAAGATATTGCCAGAAGAATTTGACAAAACATTTAACTCATTACAAAGAGGAATGAAAAATAGAGTTGGTTATATTCATAACTATATAGCTCAAGAATGGGAGATGGGTCCACAAAATTCTACGTTAGAAATAGCTAAAAGAATTGACCAGGGACAAACATTAAAGAACGGAACACCTATTGTTAATATTATAGGTGCGTCAGGTAGCACAGCTAGAACTAAAACAAGATTGTTTTTAAATTATGATGAGGGTATTGAACTAGGTTTTATACCTAAGTCTAATCAAAACGGTCAGTTAGATATTGCTGATGTAATTACTAGATATCAAATATCAGTAGGTAAAGCTGTAATTGAAAGAAACGTAATTGATAAAATGCGTAAACTTAAATTACCTAGTGCAGGTACTCCAGGCATTATAAGAAAACTTTCAGATGCAAATCCTGATCATGCAGCTGATTATGTACCATTTGATCATCCGTTATTAAATAATAGAACATATATAGAACGAATTGATTTCAATGGAAGAAAATACAGAGTCT